TGGTCGGCGCCGTCACCTTCGACACCGCCAATGCTCTGGTGACCACGCTCAACGCCGGCCACGCCACGAATATGGCGAAGCTGCTTTGAGCTACTGACCAGCGTCCGGCGCAACGATGAGCCTCGCCCAATACGATGACGTGGACCCCTACGACAGCGCCGTCGACTCCTATGACGGCGGCGCCACGGGCGTGCCCATTGGCGATCCCCGCTACACCATGACCCTGGCCGCTCCCGATCGCACCCTCACCGCCGCCGCAAGCACCTGGCAGGTTGTCGTCACATGACACAGCAGCTATCCAACAAAGACCCCGCAGAGCAGATCGCCGTGACGTTCGAGTTCGCGGCCGGCCTCATCGCCGGAGAATCGATCACCGGTACGCCAACGGTAACGGCCTCCGCCACCGGAGGCCCAGACACGTCGCCGTCATCCATCCTCTCCGGCGCTCCACTTGTCTCCGGAAGCCAGGTGATGCAAACCGTCATCGGCGGTGTCGATGGCTCCACCTACAAGCTGCGCTGCCTGGTCACCCTGACGCCCAGCGGCCGCAAGCTGGTGCTCGCCGGCCTGCTGCCGGTCGTCACTGCCTGAGAAAGCCACGATGACCGACATCGCCACCACCGAGCCCACCCGCCTGCGCTCCGGCGACACCTGGAAATGGTCGCGCTCGCTCGCCGACTACCCGGCCACGTCCTGGACGCTCAAGTACCGATTCAAGCACCCGACCGCGCCAGGTTTCGAGGTTGTCGCCACCGCTTCCGGAAACGATCACCTGATCACCGTCACGGCCGCCACCAGCACCAGCTATGCGCCAGGCGACTGGACCTGGCAGGCCTGGGTTGAAGGCGGCAGCAGTGAAAAGTACACCATCGGCGCCGGCTCGCTCACCATCGACGCCGACTATCGCTCGGGCGTGGCAACCAACGCGCTCGACGACCGCAGCCACGCGCGCAAGACGCTGTCGGCAATCGAGTCGTGGATCGAAAGCCGCAATCCTGGCGTCGAGTCCTACGAAATCGCCGGCCGGCAAATGCGCTACGTCCCCATTCCCGAGCTGCTCAAGCTGCGCCAGCTTTACAAGGCCGAAGTGGACGCCGAAGACGCCGCCGCGCGAATCGCCGCCGGCCTGGCCACGCCCCGCCGGATCCAGTTCCGCATATGAAGAGCCAACCCATGACCCTCAAGGATCGCCTGCGCGGCGCCTGGCGCGCGCTCACCGGCAAGCGCGACGCCTTCTCCGCCACCTACGGCACCGGCGGCTCGGCAGGCTTTGCTGGCGGCGCCGTTGGCCGCCTGACATCGAGCCTCGCCACATGGTCCGGATCGGTCAATGCCGACCTTGACCTCGCGTTGCCCATCCTGCGCGCCCGCGCGCGCAGCCTGGCAGCCAACAACGAGCACGGTAAGCGCTTCCTGACGCTGGTCTCGACCAACATCGTCGGCCGCCAGAATCCCAAGCTCCAGGTGCGCGCCCTGCGCGACCAGCGCGACCCCAAAAAGCCCAGCACGCTTGACAAAACAGCGAACGACGCCATCGAGTCGCACTGGGAGCGCTGGGGCCGTACTGCCGACATCTCCGGCCGCCACCCGTCCCTCTACTCGCTGATGCGCACCCTGGTGCGGGGCGTGGCCCGTGACGGCGAGGGGTTGGTGCGGATCATTCGCAATCGCAACCTCCCGTATGGCCTGGGCCTGCAGCTCCTCGAGGCCGACCGCCTCGACGACGCGCTGAACGGCCGTCTATCCAACGGAAACATGGTCCGCCAGGGCGTCGAGATCGATTCAACCTCGCGCGTCATCGCGTACCACGTGCGCACAGCTCACCCCGGGGAAAATTGGAACGTCACCACGCAGACCGTTGAGCGCGTCCCCGCTGCCGACATGCTGCACCTCTTCGTGCCCGACCGCGCCGAGCAGGTGCGCGGAATTTCGTGGTTTCACGCCGTTATTCTGCGCGGCAGCATCATCCACAATTTTGAGGAAGCCGCCGTTACCGCCGCGCAGATCGGCGCCAGCAAGATCGCCGCCCTGGAGCGCAGCGAAGAAGCGCCGGACGCCACCGCCATGATGTCCGACGGCACCGCCGGCGGCCTGACGCAGATGAAGGTCGAAGCCGGCGAACTGTTCGAACTGCCGCCAGGATACAAGCTCAACTCGTGGAATCCCGAATACCCGCACGCCAACTTCGAAAGCTTCCTGAAAGCCTGCCTGCGCGGCCTCGCCTCTGGCCTGGACGTCGCCGCCCACAACCTCACCGGCGACATGACCGACGTCAACTACTCGTCGGCCCGCATCGCCGAGCTTGCCGAGCGCGAAGTGTGGATGATCCTGCAGGACTGGCTGATCGGCTCCTTCCTGACGCCGATCTATGAGGAATGGCTGGCCCTGTCCCTGCTTTCCGGTCGCATCACCTTCGACTCGGGCAGCGCCCTGCCGGCCGACAAGCTCGACAAGTTCGCGCGCGCCTCGCGCTTCCAGGGCCGCCGCTGGTCCTGGGTCGATCCGCTCAAGGAAGCCGAGGCCAATGCCTCGATGCTCGCCTCCCAGCTCACCAGCCGGACGCGTATCACCGCCGAGCAGGGCCTTGAATTTGACGACATTCTCGACGAGCTAACCGCCGAATCCTCCGCCATCGGATCGGCCGGGCTGCTGGTCGTTACGCCGCCCGTCAAGCCGATGTCGCCAGCCCCGGCGACCGCTCCGTCCACCGCTCAGGCCACGCTGTGAGAGTGACATTTTTTGCCTTAACACCGCGCGCCGCATCGCGCATGCTGCACGCAACTTTCGGGCTCCTCACATGACCACCTTCACCCGCACCGCCAAGATTTCCGCCGCCCGCGCCGGTGACGATCGCACGATCGATCTGGCGATTTCCAGCGAAGCGCCATACGAGCGCTTCTTCGGCGTGGAAATCCTGTCGCACCAGCAAAGCGCCGTCGATCTGTCTCGCCTGGCCGACAACGCTCACCCGTTGCTGCTCAACCACTGCACCGAAGACCAGATCGGCGTGCTGCTCGATCCCGTCATCGGCGAAGACCGGGTGCTGCGCTGCAAAGCAAAATTCTCGCGGTCCGCGGACGCCGAAGAAATCTTCGTCGACGTGCAGGATGGCATCCGCCAGCTGGTATCCGTCGGCTATTTCATCGACGAAATCGTCGAGATTGCCCCGCCGCCGCTGCCGGAAGACATAGGAGACCTGACCAAGTGGCGCCCGGTGCGCACACTCACCGGCGACCAATTCACGCGCGAAATGCGCGAGCACCATGGCGAAACCTTTGCCCGTAGCGGTCTGGCGACCGCACGGGCCAATGGGGACACGCCACCCACCTGGCTGGTCACGCGCTGGACGCCTTTCGAGGCCTCCATTGTGCCGATCCCGGCAGACACCACGGTAGGAATCGGCCGCTCGACTGGCGTCGAGCCCATCCCGCCGCCGCCTGCGGACAGCCAGGAGCAACAAACCACCCCAGCCCCCATTGCCGCCCCCAAGATCATCCTGGAGAAGAAAACCATGGAACCAAAGTCCCCCGCCGAGCTCGAAATCGAGCGCCGCGACGCCCTGCAAGCGATTGGCCAGCAGTACGCCAAGTACCTGGGCCCCAACGACCTCGCCGACGCCATCCGCAACGGCCGCTCGGTCGATGCGTTCAAGGATTACATCATCGAGCGTATCCAGACCAAGCACACCGACACCAGCCAGATTCACATCGGCCTCACGCCGAAGGAAATCCGCCGCTACAGTCTGGGCAACGCCATCCGCGCCGCCACCCTCGGCGATTGGTCGCAGGCGGGTTTCGAGCGCGAGTGCTCGGAAGCGGTCGCCAAAGTCATGGGCCGCAGCCCGGAAGGCTTCTACATCCCCAGCGAAGCCTTCCGCGACTTCAACGTCGGCACCGCCACGGAAGCCGGCAACCTTGTCACCACCGACCTGCGTCCCGACCTGTTCGTGGACGTGCTACGCAACAAGCTGGTCCTCGGCGGGCTCGGCGTGCGCATCCTCAGTGGCCTGACGGCCAGCGTCGACATGCCGCGCAAGAGCACCGCCAGCACCATCGGGACGGTGACGGAAATCGGCTCGGCAACGGAATCCGCGCCGGCCACCGCCAAGGTCACGCTGTCGCCCAAACGCGCGTCGGCGTTCGTCGAAGTCTCCAAGCAGGCGATCCTCCAGTCCGCCATTGCTCTGGAATCGATGATCCGCGACGACCTCGTCATGGGCACGGCCGTACTGATCGAAAACCTCGCCATCAACGGCAACGGCACGAGCCCGCAATACACGGGCCTGCGCAACACGACCGGCATCGGTACCGTCGTCGCCGGTACCGCCGGTGCGGCGCCGGCCTGGTCGCACTTCGTCGACTTGGAAAGCGCGTGCGCCAACGCCAACGCGGAGCCGGATTCGCTGGCTGGCTATCTGATCAACACGCGGGTTCGTGGCAAGGCCAAGCAGACGCAGTTCGCCACCAACCTGCCGTTCATGTGGCAGAACGGAGCTTACCCGCTCAACGGCTACCGCGTGGCGGTGAGCAACAGCGTGCCGTCGAACTTGACCAAGGGATCGTCAACAACGGTCTGCTCGTCGGCAATCTTCGGCAGCGACTGGTCAAACGCCGTCCTTGGCCTGTTCGGCGCCCCGGACATCACCGTCAACCCGTATTCGCTGGACGCCACCGGCCAGGTGCGCATCACGATCAACCAGTTTGCCGATTTCGGCGTGCGCCAGCCCGGCGCCTTCGCCAAGATCGACGACCTGCTCGCCGGCTGATCGCCACCACCACCACCCCGCCCGCCACGCCCACCGTGGCGGGCACCACCGAGGACATGCATGGTCTGGGACGCTCGCCACTCGCAGGGCTTTGAATCCACCAAAATCCGCTACGAGGTGCTGTCGTATCTCGCGCGCGGCGGCCTGGACATCGGTTGCGGACCGGCCAAGGTCTGGCCGCACCTGATCGGCATCGACAGCCAAAAGGACACCGCGCTTTTCGGAATCGAAATGCGTCCCGACCTCGTCGTTCCCGATGCGGGCCGCCTCGCCATCTTCAGCGATGCGTCCGCCGAAAACATCTTCTCCTCGCACCTGCTCGAGCACATCGAGGACTGGCATGGCGCGCTGCGCGAGTGGTGGCGCCTGCTCAAGACCGGCGGCCACCTGGTGCTCTACCTGCCGCACGCCGACCACTATCCGCGCATCGGCCAGCCAGGCGCCAACCCGGACCACAAGCACGACTTTCGTCCCGAGATGATCGTCGACTTCTGCGGCCTGGCGTTCCCCGACTGGTCGCTGCTCGAATGCCAGGAGCGCGCCGAGAGCAACGAATACAGTTTTCTGTTGGTTTTCCGCAAGGAAAATCCCGGCAGCGGGCACGCCGAGCCCTGGAAAGCGCCACGCGCCGAGAAGCGCGCCGGCATCGTCCGCATGGGCGGCAACGGAGATGCGCTATGGGCCGCGAGCGCCGCCGCGCACCTGCACGACGCCGGCTACGCCGTCACCCTGTACTGCGCCGAGAACGGCGAGGAAGTGCTGCGCCACGATCCGCACATCGCCGAGATCCGGCTCCTGCCGCAAGGCATCCTCACCGACGAGCAGAGCATCGAATTCTGGACGCACCAGGCGACCCGCTTCGACCGCTGGATCAACCTGCATGGCAGCGTCGAGCAGCGCCTGCTGCCGCACCAGGAGGTGCACGAGTTCTACCTGCCGCAGGCCGTGCGGCACAAGCTGATGAATCACAACTACGTCGACATGGTGCATGCCTACGCCGAGCTTCCCGAAGGCACGCCGAGCCGGCAGAAGTTCTACCCTACGGCCGCCGAGCACGACTGGGCCAAAGCCATGCGCGCCCGCCTGCACGGCCCGCTGGTCTTCCTGGCGCCCAGTGGCTCCGGGTCGTTCAAGGCCTGGCCGCACGCCGAGGCCTTCATGGGCCTGCTCGCCGACGAAAAGATTTACACGCTGCTCCTCGGTGACATCAAGACCATGCCGGACATCGACCACGTCGAGCGCAACGGCCACGAATACGGCATCGTCGTCGGTCAGGAGTGGTCTCTGCGCCTGGCCATGACCATGGCGCAATACGCCGACGTCGTCGTCGCGACAGAAAGCGTATTTGCCAACGCCGTCGCCATGGAGCCGATTCCGAAAATCATCATGCTTTCGCACTCCAGCGTCGAGAACCTGACGCGCGACTGGGTCAATACCTGCTCGCTCGATGCGCCCGTGGCCTGCCACCCCTGCCACCGCATCCACAACGCCGCCGCGAAGCTGTGCGCCCGCGACACGGTCACCAAGGCGAGCGCCTGCATGGCCTCGTACAGCGCCGCCATGGTCGCCGATCTGGTCAAGCAAGCGCTCGCCGGCGTCGAAGAACGGAAGCGGGCGGCCTGATGGCGCTCGATGAAGACTTCGCCGAATTCATGGCCGACTTCGGCGTGTCGGCGAAGGTCGGCGCGACCGTCGTTACCGGCATCTTCGACAACGCCGAGGCCGACACATTCGGCCTCGTCGCCAACACGCGCAGCGTGCTGACCGTGGCGACCGAAGACATCCCGGCCGCCGCCGTTGGCACCACGGTCGTGGTCGACGGCACGACCTACACCATTGCCGAGCTGCAGCCGGACGGCACCGGTATCACCCGGCTGATGCTCAAATGAGCACCCGCGAGACGCTGCTCGCCGCGCTGCACACCGCCCTCGCTGGACTATCCGGCGGTCGCGTCTATCGCTCGCGCAAGGAACAGATGCCGACGCTGCCGGCCATCGTGATCCGCCCGGAATCGGAAGAAGACACCGGCGAAATGCTCGGCGTCACCGATACCGTGCTGACCGTCGCCGTGGAAATCTACGCCCGCGGCGACATCCCTGACCAGGCCGCCGACGCGACGCTGTCGGACGTCTACGCCGCTGTCGTCACCACGCCAGACCTCGGCCTGGGCGGCGACGTGCAAATCCTGCCAGGCCGCAGCGTCACCTGGGAAATCGAAGACTACGACGATGCCGGCGTTACCCTGCGCCTGCGCATTCTCTACCGGACCGCACTGGGAGCCATGTGATATGCCAATGATTCAGCCGCGCCGGCCAGGCGAACCCTCAAACCGTCCGCCGGAGCCCGAGCCGGTCCCCGGCGACCCTGCAGACACCCCGCCGGAGGCGTAACCCATGCCCGCTCGCTACATGCGCAACACGGCCATCTTGGCCAAGATCGAAAGCACCTACGGCGTCGACTCGACGCCGACGGAAGGCGCGAATGCCCTCCTGGTCAGCAACGTCAGCATCGAGCCGCTCAACGCCACCAACGTCGACCGCGATCTGATCCGCCCCTACCTCGGCAACAGCGAGCAACTCGTCGGCACGGCCTACGTCGGCCTCGCTTTCGACGTCGAGCTTGCCGGATCCGGAACGGCCGGCACGGCGCCGGCCTACGGCCCGCTGCTGCGTGCCTGCGGATTCGCCGAAACGGCAACGGGCGGCGTGCGCACCGAATACAACCCGGTCACGCCAGTCGCCGACTCTGTCGTGATTTACTACTTTTCGGATGGCGTAAAGCACATCGCCAAGGGCTGCCGGGGCAACTTCGCCGTCAAGATGGGCGTCTCCGGCCGGCCGGTCCTGAGCTTCAGCTTCCAGGGCATCGATGGCGGAGTCACCGCCGCGACGCCGTCGGCGCTCACCCTGACGGGGTTCAAGACGCCGGCCGTGATCACCGACGCCAACACGGGAGACGTCACGCTGGGCTGCACCTATACCGCCGCCACGCCGACGCTCACCGGCGGCACCGGCTACCCGTCGCAAGGCCTCGAGCTCGACATCGGCAACGCCGTCAACCACACCCCGCTGCTCGGCGGTGAGACGGTTGACATCAGCCAGCGCTCGGTCACCGGCTCTCTTGCGCTCGACCTCACGGCCGCGCAGGAAGTCACCTTCATGGGCACCGTGAAGGCCAACACCACGCAGGCGATGGGCCTAATGCACGGCACCACGGCAGGCCACAAGGTTTTGGTCTACATGCCGGCGGTCCAGATCATCAACCCCAAGAAAGTCGACGTCAACGGCAAGCTGATGATCGGTTGCGACTTCCGGGCCGTGCCGTCGTCGGGCAATGACGAGCTCAAGATCGTGATCCACTGATGCCAATCAAGATCAACCCCGCGCCGCAGTTCACGGGCACCGTCAGCTTCATCGAGCTCGACGGCGCCGAGCACCAGGTGGATTTCACCTTCCGCCACAAGACGCAGCCGCAGCTTGCCGACTGGCGCGAGAGCATCGACGAGCAGCCGCTTGCCGACTCTCTGCTCGAGGTCGTTGTCGACTGGGGCGAGGACGTGCTGCAGGAAGACGGCACGCCATTGCCGTTCTCGCCGGCCGACTTCCGCTGGTTCATCGAAGCCTACCAGCCGCGCGGCCACTTCCTCGCGGTCGGCTACCTGCGGGCCCTGACGGAGGCGAGGGTAAAAAACTCCGGCAGGTCGCCAGCCGTCTAGCAACTGGCGATGTCGGCAGCCCAACGGACCCGGCGGCACTGGCAGCTTTCGGGATCCCGGTGGACGCCGTCCCGGCGCCGGAAGCCATCGAAGTCTGGCCCGACAATGCCCAGTCGCTTGACGTCTTCCTGGCCATGCAGACGCAATGGGAGCGCAACGGCATGACTGGCCGCTACACCGGCATGCGCTACGTCTCCCTGCCCGTGGTGATGCGCTTCTCCGGCGTCCCGAAAGCCGCCCGCCGGCAGGTGTTCGACGACATCCGCATCATGGAAAGCGCGGTACTGGAGCAGATCAATGGCTGACAACAGCGCCAAGATCGTCATCACGGCGGTCGACAACACCAAGGCCGGCATCGACTCGGCGACCAAGGGCATACAGACCCTGTCCGGCGCCATCTCCAGTATTCCCGGATTCGGAGGCGTCGCCGCCAGCCTCGCCGCCTTCGCCGGCCT